CGCCTGGGCCTCGTCCTGGTGGAGGGATCCGTGCAACAGGAGCCGATCGTGAAGCAGGCCGCGCAACCGGAGAACAAGATGGTGGGGCTTTCCGAGCTCGAGGACAAAGGCCAGGTCGGCGCGCTCGACAGCGCCCTGCGGGACGCGCTCGACGCTGCTCGGGCCCTCGATACGATCGATGCCCCCGCATCCGTTGTGCAGACTGGCACGGGCGCGCCGCCCGCTCAGGGAGAGCCGCCTCCCCCGACCGAGTAACGGGGCGGACCCCGTGGCGGCCGACCTCGTGAGCCTGGCGGAGGTGAAGGCATGGCTCGGGATCACCGACGCAGCGCAGGACACCTTCCTGACCGAGCTCGCCGATCGCGTCGAAGCGATCCTCGAGCAGGTGAAACACCGCACCTACCTGGCCGCCGGCGCGGGTGTCACGGTCGTCCTCGATGGCACGGGAACGCCGTGGCTCTGGCTCGACCGACCGGTCACCACCCTCAGCTCCATCAAGATCGGGCTCGATGCGACCAACCCCGACGAGACACTGGTGCCGGGACCGAAGACCGTCGTGGCCCAGGGTCGGCGCGTCTATCGCCAAGACGGCGGCATCTTCCCGCGCGGGATCGCGAACGTCCAGGTGAACTACACGGTCGGCGACCAGCTCGACAAGGATGCGAAGCAAGCCGTGCTCGAAGGGGTGGCGATGGTCTATCGCATGCGGGGGTCGGAGGACGCCGCGACCGAGAGCATCGGAGCCTTCGGGCACGGGCTGCGCCAGCGCTTCGAAGAGCTTCCCAGTTGGCGGGCCGTCCCCGCGCGGCCGATCCTGGCATGAGCGCGATGTCGATCCTCTCGCGCATGCTGCGGGCGGCTGGCGGACGCCTGTGGCGGCTGCTGCGGTCGCGCGCCGGCTATCTCCGTGTCAGCCTCGGGAAGCGGCGCTACTTCCTGCACGACGGCACGTATCTACATGACGGCACACATCAGCACAACCCCGGGCCGGACTGGGAATGAGTCGCGAGGGGCTGATCACGATCCGCGGGGTCGCCGCCATCATCGAGCAAGTCCCGGAGACCCAGAACTCGCGGGGTGAGCCCATCCCGGGGAGCCCGACGAGCGTGGCGACGGGCTCGGCGCTCATTCAGCCGCTCGAGGGCCGGGAGCTCGTGGCCGCCCAACAGACGTTTGCCGAGGTCACGCATCTCATTTCGTGGGTGCCCTTCGTCGCGGGCGTGAAGCCGAAGATGCGGGTGAACGTGGCGGGCGTCTTCTACGACATCGGGTTTGCGCGCAATGTCGATTCGCAGAACCGTGAGCTGGAGCTGCTCGCCGTGTTGCGGGGCGTCTGAATGGCCGCCGCTATCACGTTCGACTTCCGTGGTGGCCGGGAGATGGCCGCAGCGTTGCGCCAACTCCCGGCGGACGTCGCGGGCGAGGTGATGGAGACCGCGCTGATCGCGGGGGCGACGCCGATCCGCGACGCGGCGCAAGTTCGCGCGCGGATCCACCGCGGGCCCCGCCGGCGGCCGGAAGCCTTGGCGCTCGCGGACACGATCAAGATCCAGGTCCGGGAGCGGGCTGGCTGGCAGGCGGCGGTCGTCGTGGGGACGAAGCAGCCGACCGCGCACCTCGTGGAGTTCGGGCATCGCCTCGTCGTGGGCGGGCGACTGCAAGGGCGTGGGCGCACGGGCACGGGTGGCCGGGTGGTCGGCCAGGTTCCGGCCTATCCGTTCCTGCGGCCGGCGGCGGATGAGAACGCGGAGGCGGCGGTCGCCATCATTGGCCAGACGCTCGGCCCCGAGATTGAGGCCGCGTTCGCCGCGCGGGCGCCCCATGAGTCGGCCTGATGTCGATCGACGACGCGATTGTCGCCCGCGCGGCTGCGTTCGGGGGCCTGACCGCCCTGATTGGGCCGCAGCCGGCCATGCGGCTCTACCCGACGATGGCTCCCCAGAATGCGGTACCGCCGTACGTGACGTACCAGCAGATCAGCGGACCCCGGATCCACGCCATGGGGGTGGATCCCGGCGTGGCCAGCCCGCGGTTCCAGTTCTCGGTCTGGGGGCTCACGAACACCGAGGCGAAGACCGTCGCGCTCCAGGTCATGGCCTGCTTCAGCCGGTGGCGTGGGCTCATCGCGAGCGTCGACGTGCTCGACAGCTTCCTCGAGAACGAGGTGGATCTCGGCCGGGACGACGTTGCCCTGCTGCACCAGCGGATCGTGGACTTCATCCTGTGGCACCGTGAGTGAGATGCGATACCGACGCGAGGTCACGATCAGCGTGCGCCCCCTCTGGCTCTACCGGCTCGAACACCGGAGCCTCGCGTTGCTTGAGCGGGTGGGCCTCATCGGCCCAGCATGGCGCCAGTGGCCGTGGCATTGGCCCTATCGACCGACGGTGGAGAATGGTCCCGTCATCTGCGAGGGCGAATGACGGAGCTTGAGCTGGTCAAGCGGCAGCTCGTCGCGATCCGCGACCTCGCGGAGACGACGCTCGGCCTCCTCGAGGGGGACGGGCTGGCGCCGGCCGCGGCGGACTGCCCGCACCCGAAGGAGCAGCGCCGGCCAGCGGGGGTGATGGGCGCGCCCGATCAGTTTCTCTGCACCGCGTGCCACACGCTCGTGAATCCCGCAGCACCCGTGGACGCGGCGCCGGTCCCGGTCGGGGAGGGCTAGATGCCGCCCCAGGTCCTCACGAACGCGCGACTCTTCCTGGACGCCTGGGATCTCACGGGCGACCTGAACAAGATCGCGTTGAACTATTCGGCCGAGCTGCAGGACGCGACGACGTTCGCCACCGGGGGCGGGAAGGCCCGCAAGGGGGGTCTCAAGGACACGACGCTCGCCGCCGAGGGCTTCTGGAGCGGGGGCACCGACCTGGTCGACGAGGTGCTGTTCGGGAAGGTCGGGCTCACGGGCATCCCGATCACGATCGTGCCCTCGAGCGGCGTGGACGGCGACACGGCGTTCGCCTTCCGCGCGGGCGTGGCGAGCTACGTGCCAGGAGCCAGTGTCGGCGAGATGCTGAAGTTCTCGCTCGATGCCCAGGCGTCGGACGAGGCGCTCGTCGACGGGCTGCTCCTGAAGAACGGCGTCGTGACGGTCGGCGGCAACGGCACGGCGTTCGCCGAGGGGCTCGTCGGCAGCGGGCAACGCCTCTTCGCCGCGTTGCATGTGCTCGCGATCGCGGGCGGGGGGACCTGGACCTGGAAAGTACAGAGCGACGACAATGGGGGTATGTCATCACCGACGGATCGGATCACGTTCAGTGCGGTCACGGTCAAGGGAAGCCAGTGGGCGGTGCCGGTCGCGGGGCCGATCGCGTCCGACAATCAGTGGCGCGCGACCTGGGCCGTCGCGGGTGGCAGCGGGAATAGTATTACCGCAGTCGTGTTTATGGGGATCTTGTGAAGGCCCTACTTCTTGTGCTTGCGCTTCTTCCAACTCTCGCGGATGCACTCCGCAGTGCGGCGCCGCTCGGCTGGATCGGCATAGCGCCGCCGCTGGGCAGTGGATCGTCGGACGCGTGTCAGCTCATGAGTCGCGTGCAAGGCCATGTGCTCATCCCGGCTCATCCTCAAGAGGTTGCGAGGAGCATTGTTACCCCGGTCGCCATCGACGTGATGAATATGATCGTCAGTTGTCAGTCGGCGCCGATGTGCGCGTTCCCAGACGAGCCTGTGTTCCAGGACGTAGCCGTTCCCATTGGCCAGATGGTGGTCAGGCTTGAAGACCAGCCAATAGCCGTTGCGATTCCGCCAGCGGCCGCCCTTCCATGTGCGGGCGAGCGATCCACGTGGTCCCCGGACGTTATGGCCATGGACGTACCGCATGGGATATCCGGCGTACTGGTCCCATTCTGGACGCGAGGTCTTCGCGATCGCTGTTCGCTGACCGCAGCCGCATGTGCAGACACCAGTGGGGGCGAATCCGCGTGGCGGAGTGATGCGTTGCTTCTCGCGGCGCTGTTCGCGCCATGCTCCTGTTCGCGTGTGGTGACCATGGAGGAACTTGGGCGGCCGGTACTTGTGGTGCGCCTGCTTCTGGATCGTCTCTCCGCAACCGCACTGGCATCGCGCCATCGTGCCTCATCTGGAGGTGGGTTATTCCGACGTTAACTCTAGTTGACGCTAGCGTCAAGATTAATGCTGTAGATCTCAGCGACCACGTGAAAAGCGTGAAGCTCAACTACTCCGCCGAGCTGCAGGACGCCTCGGCGATGGGCTCCACGTCCAAGGCCCGCAAGGGTGGCTTGAAGGACTGGAGCATGGAGGTCGAGTTCTACCAGGACTACGCCGCCGCGAAGATCGACGCCACCATCTACCCGCTCGTCGGGGTGCAGACGGCGATCGAAGTGATCCCCGTGAAGGGGACCGGGGTCTCCGCCACGAACCCGCGCTACACGGGCAACGGTATCGTCGAGAGCTATCCGCCCGTCGGCGGGGGCGTCGGCGAGATGGAGATGGCGAGCGTCACGATTCAGGGGAGCGACGGCGTGCCGCTCGCGCGGGGCACCGTCTAAAGGGTCGGCCGCCGGACCACCACGAGCGGGGAACTGCCTCCTGGCCAGAGGCGGGCCCTCACGGGCCGCGAGCGGAATTAACCGCCGGGTTCCACCCCAGGGTGCAAGGAACGATGTATGACGAAGCCTTCGCAGGAACCAGGGACCAACGGAGCGCTCACGCGCCAGGGGATCCTCGACATCTCCGACATCACCTCGGAGACGATCCCGGTCCCCGAGTGGGGCGGCAGCGTGGTTGTGCAGGGCATGACGGGGGACGAACGGGATGACTTCGAGGCAAGCTGCGTCAAGGGGCGCGGGCGGAAAGCCGAAGTAAACCTCCGCAACCTGCGCGCGAAGCTCGTGGTGATCGTCTGCCGGGATGCCACTGGCGCCCGGATCTTCACGGACGACGACGCGCCGGCGCTCGGCCGCAAGAGCGCGGCCGCGATCAACCGAATCTACGAGGTCGCGGCGCGGCTCTCGGGGATCACGGAGGACGATGTCGAGGAACTCCTGGGAAACTCGCCGCGCGGCCGATCCGGCGCTTCGCCTTCCGGCTCGCCCGCGCGCTCGGCATAGCGGATCCCGACGGCATGCTGCGGAGCCTCTCCTCGCGGAAACTCAGCGAATGGATGGCGTTCGAGCAGCTCGAGGCGGAGGACGACCGGGAGACGGAGATGACGGCGGACGTCGTGACGCGCGCGTCCCGCAAGAGGAGACTGCACGGATGACGATCGCGGATCTGGTCGCCCGTTTGATGCGGAACGCGGAGGTCTTCCATCGCGCGATGGAAGAGGCGGCCCGGCGCCTGCACACGGGGGAGGGGCCGCGATGACGGTCCGTGGGCGGTCCCGCGCGCTGGGGCCATAGTGCCCGCGACCCCGATTGACGCGATTCTCTGGACTGAAGCCGCCACCGGCAAGGGCCATCCCGTCCTGCCGGACGTCGACAATCGTCCCTGGCGGCAGATCCTCTCGAAGAGCGGCTATGATCCCGACGCCGCCTTCCCGGGCCTCATGGGGCCCATCTTCAACGTCAAAGCCTTCGGCGCCGTTGGCGATGGCGTCACGAATGACCGAGCAGCGATCTTGGCCGCCATGGCCGCCGCGGTGGTGGGCCTCGGCACCGTCTATTTGCCCG